ATTATTAGAATCAGGTCTTGTTGGTAACATCGGGTTAAAACACCTTAAAGTTATCAAAGAAGATACTATCAACAAATGGGATAAATTAGGATTCCTTGAAGGTCTTAGAGGCCACCTAAAAGAAAACGTAGCACAGTTGTATGAAAACCAAGCGTCTTTCTTAATCAACGAGGCTACATCAGAAGGGTCATCAGGTTCTTTCGAAACTGTTGTATTCCCTATCGTTAGACGTGTATTCTCTAAATTATTAGCGAACGACATCGTATCTGTACAAGCTATGAACTTACCTATCGGTAAATTGTTCTACTTCGTACCTAAAATCCAAGGTTATAATGGAGGTCAAGTTCAAGGACCAGCAAATGATTACGCAGGTGAATCAGGAGCACATTACGCACCAATTGGAGCACCTAATGGACCAACTGCTGCAGATGGTCAAGCAGGTATTGGTTACGGTCAAAACTCAACTTACGGTAAGAAAAATCTTTACGATTTATTTTACGAAGGTAACGAAGGTCAATTAGACCCTCCAGGATTATTTGATTACTCTAAAGGTCAATGGTCAGCAATGACAGTTGATACAACTTTACAAGTTTGGTCAAATGGTAGTTTACAAGACTCTAACGGAACCGATTTTGATAATCAAAACGTTAGAAAAGTAATTATCTCTATGTGTGGATTCGCATCTGCAGGTTCAGGTAAATTAATCGGACCTGATGGTAATGAGTATGACTCAGAAACTTTCTTAGCTGATTTAAGAATTTATGCTAACGGTACTGCTAATGATGGTACTTGGTCAGCTGACACAGGATGTCAAGTTGCATTTGGTGCACAAGGTCCAAATTCATTATTGTTTAGAGTTGTTACTCAACAATACGGACAAGGAATCGTTAATGGTTTAAATAATAGAGCTCAAGCACCTTGGCCTACTAACGGTGGTAACATCGAAGGTGGTGGTAACGGTGGTTACTTTAACGACATCTGTTCACCAACAGGTTGTATCTATTTAGAAGTTGACTTATCATGTCCAGTATGTGCTGATTGTGGTGGTGGTACTTTAGATGGTTACACAGGAACTACACTTGGTGCTAATGTTGACCCTAACGCGTTCTCTGCAGTATTTAGACGTTACAAAGAATTAGAATTTGAAGACAAAATCGGTGAGGTTTCTTTCGAATTGGATTCTGTAACAGTTTCTGTAACTGAAAGAAAATTAAGAGCACAATGGTCTCCTGAGTTAGCTCAAGACGTTGCGGCTTTCCATAACATCGACGCTGAGGCTGAGTTAACTGCATTGTTATCTGAGCAAGTTGCGGCTGAGATTGACCGTGAAATTTTACGTGACTTACGTAAAGGAGCGGCTTGGAATTTACGTTGGGACTACAACGGATGGAGAAGAATCCAAAACACAACTAACTACACTCAAAAAGATTGGAACCAAACATTGATTACTGCAATCAATCAGTTGTCAGCACAAATCCACAAATCTACTTTAAGAGGTGGAGCTAACTGGATTGTTGTTTCTTCTGAGGTTTCTGCAATCTTTGATGATTTAGAATACTTCCACGTATCTAACGCGTCTCCTGAGCAAGACCAATACAACATGGGTATTGAAAGAGTTGGTACATTAGCTGGTCGTTACCAAGTTTACCGTGACCCTTACTTCCCACCAAACCAAGTTTTGATTGGACACAAAGGAACGTCATTGTTAGACACAGGTTACATCTACGCACCATACGTACCATTACAATTAACACCTACAATGTATAACCCATTCAACTTCACACCTATCAAAGGTATTATGACAAGATACGCTAAGAAAATGGTTAATAACCGTTTCTACGGACGTATCACTGTTGATGGAGTACGTACATTTGATTTAAGAGAATTGAGATAATCAACAACTTAAAATAACCCTCAAAAGGAGACAAGAAATTGTCTCCTTTTTTTATTTCATATGTTTTGCTAATTAAATGGTTAGATTTATTCATAACAATATTTATTTTATGGTTAACTATCGTCAATATTATGTTGTTAAATAATACTTATTAAAAAAGTCATTTATGAAAAAAATACTAATCTTATTATCATTTCTAATTACCTCATCAATATTCTCACAGGTTAGTTACTACACATTTAGTGAAACTACGGGTACATACACATCAATAGTTGCTGGTACACAATTAGTAACAACTACAGGGGGTGCAACCGCTTATGATACTGACGGTAGTTATTTCACCCTACCCGTAGGTTCCCAATTTATATTTAATGGTACAACTATAACATCAGTTAATATGACCGCCGATGGTTCGGTTTGGTTAAATCCAAATACTACAACAACAGGTAATAATGTTACAGGACCAATATCCTCTGCAGGAGTTGCTTCAGGAGTAATATCTGCGATGGGTATGGATTTAAGAAGTACCGCGATTTCAAGTCAAGTATATGAAAGAAGATGGCAAGATAACGGTACTGAAGTTATATTCCAATGGCAAAATGTTGCTAGATACTCAACAACAACACCCTTTGTACAAAATGAAAGATTCTCATTTCAAGTAAGGGTAAATAAATCTACAGGGGTTGTTCGTATCATTTATGGTAATATGACCACAATTACTAGTAGTACTCAATATACACCTATGGTTGGTTTAAGAGGGTCTGTAAATACTGATTTTAATAATAGAAGATTAACAAATGCAATTCCTGATGCAACACCAAATTGGGGAGCACCGAATGGAACAACTGCAGGTACATCAAACGCACATACGGTTAGATTTACATCAACAGGGACCTGTTACCCAACTTCGGGATTAACATTTATATGGACACCACCTGCGGTTCCATCAAATGACGCTTGTTCTAACGCCTCATTATTAACATTACAATGTCCTGGTTCCACCACAGGAACTATTGGGACGACTATCGGTTCTATAACTACTGATGGGTTACCAAATCCTTCTTGTGATGCCACAGGAACTATTAGAGATGTGTGGTATTATTTTAATACGGGAAATAATACTGAAATGAACCTTTATGCGTCATTAGGGACCTCAACATGGATTGGTGTTGAAATTTATACTACTTGTGGTACATTGGCAACAGGATTAAATACTACATGTGATTTTAATTTAATTTCACCAAATCCAACAAATATAACAGGTCTTTTAATGAATACAACATATCGTTTAAGAATTTTTACAAATGTGTCATATGACACTCCAGGAACTTTTACAATATATTTAAATACTGTAAATAATACATCAACACTTTCTTCAATAACAGGAACTGATAACCAAACTGTTTGTCAAAACACTTCAATAACTAATATTACTTATAACACAAAAGGTGCGACAGGTTCTACCTTTTCAGGATTACCAACGGGAGTGTCGGGAAGTTGGAATAGTAATGTAGTAACGATTACGGGAACTCCATTAGTTTCAGGTACGTTTAATTATGTTATAACTCTTACGGGTGGTTGCGGTACAGTCACATCAAATGGTGCTATAACCGTCAATCCTACAGTTGTAACTATTTCATCAATAACAGGTAATCCAAACATAATTGCAGGTACAACTGAAAATTACTCAATACCGTCAGACCCAAATGCAACAACATATCAATGGGATTATAGGGAAAGTAGTACATCAAGTTGGGTCACTAATGTTTCAAACACTAACTCAGTAAGTATTACTTGGCCAACAACAACAACTGATGGTGAAGTTAAGATTACAGTGTCAAATAGTTGTAATACGGTAAATAAAAATTTGTTAATCCATGTTGACGGTATCCTACCTGTTGAATTACTGTATTTTGAAGGTAAACCCGTTTCAAATACTAACTACTTATATTGGTCAACCGCGTCAGAACATAACTCAGATTATTTTGAAATTCTACACAGTGTGAATGGTGAAGTATGGGAATCTATTGGACAAATTACTTCATCAGGTAATTCAACAATCAAAAACGACTATCACTATTATCATAACTCACCCGAACACGTATTTAATTATTACATATTAAAACAAGTTGATTATGATGGTGTGTATAAAACCTATAATCCAATTGTGATTAATAACAGAATTAAAGACAAAAAAATTATAAAGTACACTAACATCCTTGGACAAGAAGTGGGACCAAATGAAAATGGTGTTATTTTTATTACTTATGAGGATGATTCAGTGATAAAAACTGTAAAATAAAAGTATTTATATGTATGAATACTTTAAGAGGATTAATTAAGGAAAATCTTTTATTAGAAAAACGAATTGGGCAAATCTCGGCCAATTTTGAGATTGTGTTTGGTTTTGATGTAATTACCACTAAACATTCTAAAGATAGAAGTGGTGGTAGAGAAGAACTCGAGGGATACAACCAAAGACCTGTCGATAATAAAGAAATTGTTGAGGTTCTTAATATGTTCAAGAAAGACATTGCCGAAAAAATTATCATGGGAGAAATAAAAGACCAAGAAAATTTTGTGGTAATTTCAAATCAATGGGAATTAGCCATGGCAATTATCCCTGAAAAAGAATCGAACACTTATTGGAAATTAATAGTTAGAACAGTATTTAGACAATCAGATACTCATAAGTTCTTATATGGAAGAAACCAAGTGGTTTTGGAAAAATAAATGAGGGTTGTATCTAAATCGTTGCCTCCCCCATTTCCTGTAATTAATTGTATCTAAATCGTTACCTTCAATCACAGTACAAAGATACACATTTTTCGGACATTTACAAACTTTTTTTATCTAATTCGGGATATTTATATAAAAAAGTTAAAATGAAAAGATTAATCATAAATGAAAGTGAACGAGAGTTAATTAAACTACTTCATGAATCCGCGATTAAAAAAGAAAAAAGAAATTTAATTTCCGAGGCTAACGGTCAGTCTAAAGAAGAATACCAAGCATGTATCAAACAAATGGGGTCCCCATCCCCAACTACCTCAGGACAATGGAGTATTGGTGGAATTAGGTCATTAAAAGGATATCAATTCTATTCCAACATGAGGGTTAGGAAACCTGATGGAGGAATGACTAACTACTCATGTTCAGGTAATAAAATAGTTATTGATGGTAAAACCTATACAGTATCAAATGGTACTAAAAAAAGTTATAGTTATTACATTAAACAAGCTCAAACATTGTTAGGTGTTCCTACAACAGGTATTGTTGATGATAAAACATTAGAAGCCGCTAAGACAAAACTTGGAGGAGGTGCAACACCATCCTCAACAACTGATTCATCATCAACAACTACAACAACAACGGTTGCACCTGTTACAACAACAAGTTTAGACCTTTAAAAAAAAATAATTAAAAACGTAAAACAATGAAAAAACTATATTTTTTAAACGAGGAAGAGTCTAATAGAATATTAAATCTTCACAAAAAGGCAGTTAAAAAACAATTTTTAAATGAAGCTGGACCATATCAAGATACTGAGTCTATACCATCCTCCCCTACAACACCTGCATCACCAACTACACCCACTACTCCATCAACACCTACTACACCCACAACACCAACTACTCCGTCAACACCTGCGTCACCAACAACGTCTACACCAACAACACCAACAGGTTCGTTGACTCAACAGTTACAAACTCTTATAGGTGCAAAGGCGGATGATAAGTTTGGTAAATTGTCATTACAGGCATTGACTGATAAATTAAAAACCGTCCCAAAACCAAGTACACCAACACCCGCAACAGGAACACCCGCAACAGGAACACCCGCAACAGGAACACCTGCGACAGGGACTAAAATGAATAATACTGATTTATAATTAAACCACGATACAATCAATAATTCTACTTGCGGTAGAATAGTTGGTGGCTAACGGAACGTCATGGACGTTACAAATTCTTAATAACATACTAACATCCACTTGATGTGGATGAACTTCTAAAGGGTCGATGAAGAATATAACTACATCGACTTCTTTATTTATAATCATTGATGCAATCTGAGCATCACCACCCATTGGTCCACTGAATACTGTTTGAACTTTCTGTAACCCCGCGTGAATTAAGTGTTTTCCCGTTGTCCCCGTTGCAACAACTTCAACATTGTTTGAGGTGAAGAACGGTAAACGTTTCATAACAAATGAAACCATATCAGCCTTCTTCCCATCATGAGCAATTAACGCTAATTTAATTTTGTTCATCAACTTCTTCTTTTTTTGATAATACTCGAATACATTTGGAAATCACTTCAGATTCACCTAAAGAATAAACACCTGATTCATGGGCATATTTAACGGCTTGTAC